CAGACATTTCTCCAGTTTTACCCCACTCATAAACATGGTGCAGAGACTTTGGTTTGGATCTTGCTTGCATATCAATATAGTTTCCTAGATCTTTATTTATCTGGTTATAGATTCTATTTACAAAACCTTCTTGAATACAATTTTCTGTTGTCATATGTGATATTACTTGTGTTTGGTAGTAAAGGGCCGCAGAAATTTTTTGAACAGTTCCCCCATGGTCTAAGACACCTGATGGCTTAGAGCCTCTCATAAGGCCTCCTAGGGCGTTAGAAGCGGACTGTAGGGCTGCTACATTAGTCGCCAATTGTCTGATTCTCCGATCTTTGTGCCAATAAATTATATCCAAGCACATTTCCAAACGGATCTGTAATTGGAGTATTACCAACTACTTCAAAAACTGTGGGGGTATTTGTAGGGTAATTTAATTCAAACCAAATAACATGGCCTTCGTTATTTCTAATATTGGTTATTTTGTCTCTATGAGATACAAATTTATCTACACGTATTTGAATAGATTCTGTGTCTTTAAATCTTGTTGTATATGTTTGTTTATCTTTTCCGCCGCTAGAAGAACTTACACTGCCTTTAGCAAAGCACGACAGGGTCTTTGTAAAAGCCCATGTTTTTCTTAAAGCCCCAGTATCTTCATCTTGTGTATCCATCTGAGAATAAACATCTGCCTTCATTGACAGTATTGAGCCAACTAGGTCTACGCTCATTAAATCACCAGCATTTGTTTAATAACATAATTAGAAAGAATGTTATCTACAAAAAAGTTTCCTGTTCCATTGTATACCTGTGGGTCAAATTCAAATTGCCAATCAAAGGTAGATATGCTTTTAACATACTTGTGCTTCCACTGGGTGTCTTTATTAAAGAAATCTTTCATCAGCTCTATTGTTGCAATTGATACTTCGTCTGGAACATAGTCCCAGCCAAATTTACCCTGAATTCTATATGCCACGCCTTTTTGAAAGAAACCCTGGAATCCCATATCGTAAACAGTTGGTGAAACCATTCCATTTGCAAGGTATACGGTATTATCTCTAGTGATTGAATCTGCACGATCAACTTTTAATCCATATCCGCTTGCTACTGGGATAACGCTGTATCCAATATTATTAACGCTATTTGGTTCGTCTATTAAAAGAATATCATTTGCGTATAGCTCATGTAGGCTATTAATTTTATATAGCGTCTGGATTGAATCGTCTCCAGCTCCGTATACTGTCACTACATCATCATAGATATAGAACAAGTCATTTGTGTAGTTCTCAATAAGCTTTCTTGCATATTTTTCTGCTAGCATCAATTCTTCATACGACTTATAGTTTTCATCACTTGGGTCAACACCGATTCCAAGGGCATCTATGGCCTCTGAAACATTTACGTATGGAGTAACTACATCAACGTATGTTGTATTGCTTCCAGCGTTTCCGCTTATTTGATATGACCAAACAAGTTTTAATTTTCTACTTCTAGAGGTTACAGAGAATGGCATTACTAATTCGTAATTGCCATTATCTGTCTCTAAATTTGTGGCAGTATATGTTCCAATTGATACTGTTGGGCTGACTGTCGGCCTAACTGCTGGGTCTTGGGTTACATCGTAAACAGTAACGGTTACGTTACCATCTGCATCTACTGGCTGACCTCCCCAGTAAATCTTTTGGCGTATCGCCCCGTTACTATTTACGTATAATTCTGCCATTTTAAATTTCCGTTAAGCGTAGAAGTCTTGGACCTCTGTTGCTGTTGCTAAACGAAAACCCTCCTCTTTTTCAAAAATTTCTTCTGCTTTAACTGAAGGTATTGCTACAAACGGGTGTTCTTTTGTAAATGTGAATCCAAGAGTTTCGTAACTAAAATTAGCTCTTGTCATCTTTACTAAAACAGTGTCTTCTGGTAGTTCCTTCTTAGGATCAAACTTTGGAAGGACCTCTTCAATCTCTATTGCTTCGTCTTCAATTTTTTTAATTGTTTTTTGGTATACATCCCATGTAACGCCTTCTTCTGCGAGGGCTGCAATTATTTCCGCTTTGTTCTTTGAGTTTGGTAATTCTACTGCGAATTCTTCGGCAATCTGTCGAAGCTCAGCAATTTTTAATGTCGTAAATGACATACATTCTCCTTTGTTCTCATTAATTATAGCATTTGAATGTTAAAAGGTAAAGACCCCTGAAATATAAATTCCAGGGGTCTTTAATAGTATTTCCTTAAATTAGGAAGCTACCTTAACGTTCTTTACGACTACCCAAGCATCTGCTTGTTCAATCTGAACGCCTACACGAGTGTAGAGTGTGTACTCAACTGAGTCCTTGCGTGGCCAGAAGAATCTGTATACAGTTACATCACGCTTAATTCCAATAACTACGTTATTTGGGAATGAAAGGTGGATGTCACCGTGATCTCCTGTTGCACCTGACTGTGTACCAGTTTGAGTTTCCTTAAGAAGTGGAACTTCAATGATTGGAATACCGAATGCAAATGGTGCTACATAACCAGCTGGTCCACCTAGTGGAGCCACATCGCCACGGATAACGCTTGATGCGATATCTTGTGGGATTGTCTGATTTGTACCAATGCTTTGCTGGTATAGGAAGTCCTGGATAAGGTTAGATCCTGAAAGGAAGCGTAGGTCTGTACGACGTTGCTTGTACTTACGTGGAAGTGCCTTTAGTGCGCTGTTGAATACTGCACGAGAGATATTTGCTCCCGCTGCATCAACAACACGTCCATTGCTCTTTGCTCTCTTAACAACGCCATCAAATGCCTTGTATAGGTTATCTGATGATAGTGAAGTATCTCCATTGAGGACTAGGTCTTCAATGTCGTTACCTGCTTGTGTTGCCATAAGACGTGCAATATGATCTTCAAGATCTGGACCTTCGATGTTGTCTTCTAGAGACTCTGTTGAAAGTTCCCAATCTAGACGAAGCTTCTTTGTAGTCAAAGAGATCTTCGAGAATGTTACGCCTGCGTTTGATCCTGTATCTTCAGCTTCTGAAGCGACTCTCATCAACTTCTCGCCTACTCCAATACGATCAATCTCAGTTGTGTCTGCCTTCATTCTTACTGTACGTGCTACTTTACCGATAACGGTTGCATCAAATACATAGTCTAGAAAGCGAGCTGACTGCTCTGGATTTAGGAGACCACCTGTTTGGGTAGCTCCGACGTGAATGCCAGACCCTGACAGGGACTGACCGTTCATAGATGTAGTTGCAGTAGTATTTGCTGCTACTGCTTTTTCTAATAGTTCATTACTCATTATATTTTCACCTGCCTTTTTTAATTTAGAATGTCGTTCACGGAACCGAGGAAAGCGCCATGCCACTTAGATTTCTTTACAAACTCTGTTGACCCGCCAAGGTCCGCAGACTTCTTTATTGCTGTGTCGCCTTCTACGGCGTCGATTCTTTTTTCTACTGAACCGATTGTTTCACGAATACCTTTTACGGTCTCGCTTAAATTGTTGTGCTGTTCTGCCAAATCCACGATTCTTGCTTCAACACTCTTGCTAAAGGACTCTACAGTGTTTTTAACGTCTGCAACTTGAGCTGCATTTGTTTCTGCTGCCTTGCTAAGTGTATCGGACAAGAAGCCCTTAAGATCCCCTAGCATCTTTGCAAAATCAAGCTCTTCTGAAGCTGCTTCTGCTGCTGGTTCTCCTGCGGTATCGGCGGCAACTGAATCATCAGCTGGTGCTGAATCTTCTGCAACTGCTGGTGCCTCTGCTGCTGCTGGTGCTTCTGCTACTGGAGCTTCTGCAACTGCGTCTGCGACTGGTGCATCAACTGTTGTTTCTTCTGTCATTGTTGTTTCTTCTGACATTGTTGTACCTCCTTTATTTACTTCGGTGTTGTTTTCAAGTTCGTTTGCAGAACCAGAAATTTTGTTTATGTGTTTCTCGTATATATAACGAACTGCGTCCGCCTTATTAACATCATTGTTTTCAATCCAACCAATAATCTCCATGTTCTTGTCACATGCTGTGCAATTACGAGATTCAAGTTGTTCTGAGACAACAATATTATCTGCTTCGCAAAAGAATACATTAGCTGCTAATGTTTCTGCTGCAATACCTTTGAATACTAATTCGCCATTAACCTTCTCAATTGAGAGAACGTTGCAAAGCTCATTTGCTGGAGAATCAACTAAAGACAATTCAACTAAATCATAGTCCTTAATAAATCTTACAGACTCACCATTAGACTTGTTTACTTCTGTGTCTACATCATTAATTCTTCCGCCAATAGAAAAACCAGAAAGAGTGCCATCAAGCACTTTTTCCCAAGTTGCTTGTGCACCCTTTGAAATGTATGTGCTTACCCAGATGCCGTCATAAAATGACTTTGTGATTGGGTCAAAGAATGTCTCCGACTTAAATGACAAAATCTTTCCAACTGCAACTGGCTGATGCATTTCACGAATGTTGCCTCTAAAGTTTTCAAACGCTTTAAGGCTCGCTTCGGCTGTGACAACATCGCCTGTCTGGTCTACATTATTCAATGTAGCAAAACCTGAGACAGTTCTATTCTCTTTATTGACCTTGCTAAATGGGACGCCTATAGATAGGCGATTACCATTGCTTGACCAATTTGTCTTTTCAATATTCATACTGTATAAAGTTTATCAACGTGTGCTTAAAAAGGCAAATAATGATTGACTAAAAAAACCTTTATTCTACTTGCCTTCCGTCGCCTTTTGCATTTCTACCCTCTCCAGATTTATCTGGGGAATTTGCTGCTCTCTCGCCATCTCTGGCTCTTGTCTTTCCAGCTTGGGCTGTTTGCTCTGCGGCTGCATCTGCCTTCAGATCAACTACTTCATCTCCGCCGTCAAGGGGGATCATACCCTTTCTAATTCTAACTTCATTAGGGGTAATTACCTGCATACGTAAATATCTTTCATCAATTTTAGATTGAGTATCTTCATCTGTAAGACTTAGCTCGTTAAATTTAATTACTAAAGCATCTGTCTTTTCTTCAATAATTGCATTTAATTTCTTTTCAAGTCTCATTTGCGCTGGGCGGCAAACCTGCTCTTTAAATGTTTTATCTGCGTCACGGGCAACTGCAAGATTTACTCCTTCTGGAGTTCCAACCTTATTAATTGGGACACGGTGAGCCAATAGCATTTCATCTCTATTTGCTTTACGATATTTATCAAATGAGCCTTCCTGAGTTCCAGCCTCAATCGGCTCCATCTTAAATTCAACTTTAGACTCTGGGGTATCTGCTGGTAGGGGAATATAAAGAGATCTGTGGTTCTTTCCCTTTAGTCCAACCTGGAAAAATTCAAGCAATTTTCTTTCTGACTCTGGAGAAAGCTTTGCTCCCTTTGCTGTGATTATATATCTAGGCACAGCCTTATTTTCAAAATAATCTAGGTTATACTTTGCTGCAAATTCATTTCCTGCCAAAGAGTTTTGTGCAGCAACAATATCGGGCACTCCGTAATATTGATTAACTGGTGTATATTTCTTTAGGTGAATGATTTCATTTGGTCTGTCGTTTCCGCCGAGGATTGGATTGGGAGTTTCTTGGTCTCCGTAGTTTCTAAAGAAAACAATCTTTCCAAAAAGTAGCTGGACAAATCCATCTCTCATTCTACGGACTCTCATTGTTTTTGCTGGGATATGGCCAATATAACCAATGTCTCCACGAACTGTTCTTCCTATTTCGATGTACCCGTTACCTGTTGATTCATAGTCTGTCCAGGCTTTAATTAAAGTCTCTTGGAATGTGTCTTCGCTATTGCACTGATCTAGCCATGCTTCAAGATCTTGTTTAATCTTTGAAAGCTTTTTACGTGCTCTTTCTAATTGTTTCTTGTCGCTGATTCCATCAAGCGCATCATTTGTTTTTCTTGTTTCTAAAAATTGATGACCCAAGCCAACAATGTTTGAAGTCTTTGCGTTACATGCTGCATAATTATATGTTGAGATTTCATAAAGTCTTGAGAGATATTCTAGGTTATATACTGGCTCAATTACATCAAGGAATGCATATCCTGTAATTGCTTGTGCCAATAAGCTCTGTTGTGTTTCCGCTCCATCTTTACCAGTAAAAGCTTTTGAAAGTTCTCTGCTTAATTTGCGTCTAAATGCTGGAGACATTCCAGACATTTTTTGCATTTCTTCTGCAGAAACTTTAAACTCATCTGGGGATCCAGCTTCTTGAGCTTTTGTAAAACGAACCATATCAGCATAAGTGCTTAATCTGATTTCGTTATCTAATATGTCGGCATCTTCTTCGTATTGAGCTTTCATTGCTT